TTGCCGACGCCAGCCGTCTGCGCGGACGCCGTGCCGCTGTACGCGTTCCCTGAAATCGTGGCGCCGATATCAAACCAGCCGCCGCCGTTGAACTGCGCTTCGACGCCGTAGCCGTTGGCGCTCGTCGCGGTTCCTGAGATCGGAATATCGCCGACGCCGCTGGTGAGCGTCGACGTCGCGAAGAATCCGCCTATTTCGGTTGATGGCGTCGTCGGATTGGACGGCTTCGAAATCGTGATAGCCGATGGCGACGTCGCGACGCCTGAAACAGTAGCCGCGCCGGCCGCAATACCGACCGTGCCCGTGACCGCCGCCGCCGACGCCTGGCCCGAGGCATTGCCGACACCAGCGAATGTGTCCTGCCCAACGCCAGAGACCGTGGCCACGCCATCGGCCGAACCAGACGAACCCGCCGAGCCGGCTTTGATGGCCGCGACCATGTTGACGATGAAATGGCCGCCGCTCGAATCGTTGACCACCATATTGCCGGATGCAGCGGTCGCACCACGGTCAATGAGGTAGGAAACAAATGAGTCATTCCCTCGAACAGTGCTGCTCGAACCAGACGACAGCGTCAGGGCCGCGTCGACCGCGTTCGTCATCATGATCGGGTATGACGAACTGGCCGACGTCGTAAACGCCTGACTCCAATTCGGCGTGGCGCCAATTAGCTCGTTGGTCGTCCATGATCCATCGATGGGGCTGAGCGATGAGTCTATCGTGCCGCTATACGAGGACGCGAGCGCTCCGCCGAGATTGCCACCTCCCGTGAACGTAATCGAGATCGAACCGCTCCCAGGCGTAATGCCAGCCGTGGAGAGGTTGACCAAGACCACGCCCATCTTGTTCGCGCCCTGATGGGTCGTCGCCGTATTCGCGACCAGCGAGCTAGTGATATCAACGCCACGATACGTAACAGCCGTAATCGTGGTGATGTCTGCGGTGAAATCACCATCGATAGCGATGAAAATACACGTATCGCCGGTGCTGTCATGTGTCCATGTCAGCGGAGACGTGCCGAAGGCAGAACTGGAAAAATGGCCAAAGGCAATGGCCATGCGCGGCTACTCCGAAACGAGCACGAGATCGCGCGCGAGCAACACCGCGTCGCGAATCTTGTCAGGATCAGTGATGCCGGCCGCCTGGCATTTCTTGACCGCGTCCGTGCAGGCTTCCTCAAGGCGCTGCTGGAGACCAGGCGCCATGCTTGCGCTGAATCCCACAGCCACCGCAGAAACAATCGGCATCGACTATTCCCCCATGAACCGGCGCATGACGATCAGCGCGTCCCACAGACGCTGATGCCGTGGCGTCGGCATCCGAATCGCCTGCATCTCGCGCACGGACGTCGCGCGCAACGCTTCGAAGACATCATTCGTCGCCAGCTCAAACCCCTCCACATACGGAGGGGTCGCGATGACTTCATTGAGACGCGTCGGCACGATTACGCTTCGCTAATCGTGGAGGCGGTTGTCAACTGCGGTGTCACACCATTGCTCACCGCAATGTTCGGCGTGACGGTGCCGAAATAGAGAATGATGCCAGCGCCAGAGCTGAGCATGCCGGCGGAGAAATACGTCTCCGTCTCCGACCCACCTGTCGCCTGTGCAAAGGTGATATTCGCTACAGGCGAGGTCGACTGCGCCGATGCGGCGGTCCATCCGCCCGTGGTCCGCGCCACGGCGACGCGCACATACGAGGTATAGGCCGCCTCGTTGGTCGTCTGGGTGCCGCTCGCGGCCGGACTGGACGTATGCAACGCGATGTAGATGTTCGTGTTCGGTGACGCTGCTGCGTTGTCCGCGATGTTCGCCCAGGCCGTTGCGTTGAAGATCAGCTTCAGAATGTTGTTGCTCGTGGTATTGCCTTTGCCGCCTGCCATTGACTGCTCCTTTTAACCGGCCTGACCAGTGTTGATGTTGTAGAGCGTGCGACGGCCGTACGTGGCGAAGGTCGCGTCGTTTTCCAAATCTTTCATGTGCGCGTTCGACCGCTTGAACGTCTCCAGTACTTCGAACGCGATGCGCCGATCCTCCGGCGTCACTTGCGCGCCCCACGGACCCGCGAGACGCAGATGGAGCTGGTAAATGATCGCATCGTCCGCGCCTTCGGGAAAATAGTACACCGTCGTGTTGTCGGCGAAGGTCGTCAGGGGCTTCTGCAAAAACAATTCGACGTCGTTCGTCGCAATCGCCGGCACCGGCCAGAGATGAATCGACCCGAGGTTGTTCGCGTACGTCGGGTTGTAGTACAAGCCAGTCGGCTGCGTATTCGTCATCGTCGGCAGTTTATTGGCGTCATACGCCTGATCGCTGTAGATGCCGAGCGGGACGCGCACTTCCGGTGATGTGGTCGTGAGAATCAGATTCGCCGCCGTGATGCTGTTCTGATTCGGCGGCTTCGGCGTCGTGTCCCAATTCCCACCAGGGCCAATCGTGTACGGATTCGTCGGGCCGCCTTGATTCGAGACCGTATGAAAGCGCTCGCGCGCAATGACCGGAATGAACAGGCCGCGCTGACTCCAGCCGCCGAGCATCCGGTTGCACATTTTGCGCGCCGCCGTGATGTCAGGCGCGGGAATCGCCTGGCCAGGAATGAAGACGTTCAGGATTTGAAACGCCGCCTCCGCGATGTCGTTGAACGTGCTACTCGCCATCACGCCTCATCGAGATGCCATAGAGCTGGCGATTCGGATGCAGGTCAGAGCGCCCATGAATCGAGACGCGCGCGCCACGTCCGCGCGCTTGCCCAATCCAGTACCGAATACTAGGCACTTGGCCGGCGTGTTCGTTCATGACCGGAAACCAGTACAGGTGGAGATCGTCATAGCCTTCCGCCAACGCCAGGGCCAGCATCCAGCAGACAGAGCCGGCGAAATCGTCTTCGCCTGGAAAGCAACGGAGAACGTCAGCGAGCGGATAGGCCATACTACTTGGAAGTTCAGGATCAACCTCCCACCGATAAATCGGCTTCGTCTGCTGCTGATACCACTCATACGCCCGTAGGCGGTCTTTCTTAATGTGCCACGTGGGATGCAGATCGAACCAGCGATCCCAGCGTGGCAGGTCATCGCCGTTGTATCGGATGAACATCAGTTGATTGATGCCCCACGCCTCGATGGACGTTGGCGGCCCCGGCTCAAAGCCGAGGCCGCATCCGAGCAACGCGAGTGACTTCACCGTTACGACGTCGCGAACGGCGTCGCGACCACGCCCGAACCCTGGTCGATGCCGAAGACCATCCACTGCGTGGGGGAAATCGACGCGATACGGAACCACGTGCCGAGTAGACCGCCGGTCGTGCCGCCATTCATCGTGATCGCACGAATCGTGGTGCCGTCCGCCGTCCATGCCGCGACCGCGTTTGACGAGTCGGTATCGATGTTGATCAGCGAGCCCATCAGGAACACGGTCGCCGCGTTCGTGATGACCTTGTAGTTGCCACCGCTCGCCGTCGTCTTCACGAAGAAATCGAAGTAAATCGATTCTCCGTTGGCGACCGGCGGCGGCGCAGGGAGCGTGAAGGTTGTGCCCGCCGCCCGGTCGAACACGAACTGCTGACCGGACTGCTGCACCGACAGCGAGACCGCAGACGGCTGCCCCGTGACTTGAAACTGAGAGCCGTAACTCGCCTGAATGCTCAGGCCTTTATCCTGAGCGCCCGTCCGGTCATAGCCGGACTTTGGCACCATCGCGCCGCCAGAGAGCTTGACGGGAAATGCAGCGACAGGCGGCATTACTTGTCCTCCCTCTTCACGCGACGCTGAATCGGCGTCTCTGGCACCATCGGCATATGCGTGCCGCCGTGGGCATCTTCGGCGGCACGAACTTCCGCCGCCGCCTTTTCACTGATGCGACCGTGCGCGATCTCCCAATTGCGCTCCGCCGCGAGAATGCCGAATTCCGTCTGCTGCTTCTGCGCGAGGCGACCGGCTTCCGCGAGCACGAAAAAGCCTCGCGAATTCATGTTGCGTTCTTGGTCGGCATCCTCGACCACGAACCGATCCGTGATCTGGATGCCCTTGCCGGCCACGTGCGCGCACTTGTACAGCACCTTGGGATATTCCATCTGCACGAAGGGCCGCCCCGGCGGCCCGAATCGTGAGTGATGCGCTTCGTGTCTCCGCATTTCTTTGGCGTAGTTCGACGCCTGCGGAATTTCGATGGACGGATGATCACCGAGCATGTCTCACCTCTCTACGTGAGCGTCCAGTTGACCGCAGACAGCACGTTCCAGAGCGCATTCTGCGCCTGCAGGATCAACCCGCCGCCAATTTCCGCGTTCGCCATCGTCGCCGTCGTGTAGGGCGACGCCGTGCCGGCGTTCGCCAGCAACGAAGTAGCCGTGATGACGTGCGCCGCTGCCGTCAGCGACGTGAACACGATTTCGAGCCCGTCTTGTCCCTTCGACGGCGCGACGAGCGTGATGGCGGCGGCGGTCGCCTTCGTGATGGCGAAGTTCTGCGGCTGGTTGCCCCAGGCCGCGACTTGCGTCGTCGTGAAGGTCGTGTCCTGCCCGAGCGTCTGATAGTTCGGGAGATACGCCGGAAGCGTCTGCAGACTGCCCGCCGGATTCTGCGCGAAATCGCCAGGCGCGCTGGAGACTTCCACTTTCGCCAGCTTGTCATGCGCGGCGGCCACCGTGCCGTTGTATCCGCGCTGCGCGACCGTAATGACGCCGGCCGTGGGCTGGAGAATCGCGAGCATGAATTCCTTGTCAATCCTGACCAAGTAATTGCTCGCGGGCGTCGTGCCGCCAGACGTCGGGAAACCCGTGCCGCTGTTGACGGTCATGACGAGATCGGTGGCGGTCATCGCCACCGTCAGGTTCGTTTGTGTGATTGCCATTGTTCAGCGTCTCCTTTACTGCCACGCCCGCAGGGCGAAATACGGCAGAACCGGTGCCGCGCCGACGAGGCAATCCATACGCCGAGGCATCTGGTCCGTCTGGATGTTGTACTGATCCACGTACCGGATGCTGACCTTGTCCGTCTTCGCACCTGGCGTACGGCCAGCGACCGCGCCCGCGAGCTTGACGGGCAGGTCGGCGGAGACGAACGCGAAGGCTGCCGGGTTCGCAATCAGCGACTGTTTTGAGACGATCCCCGCCGTGCCGGCCGCATTGCCCATCGTGGCCGAGACGGTGCCGGTCGCGCCACGGAACGTGAGCGCAGCGTTGTTGCCGGGGAGTGCGTTGACCGTCTGAAGCTGAGACGTGGTGTCCGCAATGATCGCGGGCGAGATGTTCAGCGTGGCCGTGGACGAACCAGAGACCGGCGCCGTGATCGTGAAGTCTTGCAGCAGCGTCGTGTTGACGTAGCTGATCGGGTTCACGCCATACACGCCATCGATGGTGAACACGTCACCCGCGACGAACGAGTAGGTACCGAGACCCGAAATCGCCAGCGTCGACCCGGACTGATTCGCGCTGCTCGTGACCGGGGTCGAGCTACCGAAAAACCCGGTCGTGAACGCGGGCATGTTCGAATCCCACGCCCACTCATCGACGCCCAACGCACCAAAGCCAAAGAACCCTTTGGTGAAGATGCGGCCGATGGTCTGCGGCGGATTCAAGAGCGCGAGGTTGCTCGCCTGGAGCTTGCTCTGCTGCATCGGGTCGATGACCGCGAGCAATTCCTCCGGCACACCGAACGCGCGCAGCTTGCCGACGCCATCCGTCCACGTGTCGTTGCTCGTGATGGGTCCGGCGCCAGCCACACCAATCGAGAAGTACACCGACTTGTAGACCTGATCGGTGAAGAACCGGTCGCATTCGTTGGAGAGAGAAATCCCGGCGGGCTTGTCGTACCGCTCCTGCACCTCTTCGACGTCCACCGCATCATCGGCCGATGACCAGCCCATCGCGACTTGCAACTGATCGGTCAGCGTGATCGGAACCGTCTGGTTCAGAATCGGCTGCTGCTGAAGCGCCTGGCCGCGCAGGACGCGGAAGCGCTGCGGGATGCGCTGCTGAACGGTGTACCCGATCTGCGCGCCATCCGGCTTGTCTTTCCACTCACTGCCGTATGTCGGATCAGTGAGACGGAGTGCCTTGATGTTGTTGTCCCAATACATGGCAACATCGGTAGACACCCAATTCGCGGTAATAAACGTGTTCGGCACACTTAGCTCCTGTCTGCCTAGTTCACAGGAGTGGAGGGGGTTATCGTCGTCTGTTGAGATTCTGTCCAAAATGCCGCGAGTGCTCGGCTATCGACAGAGACCCATCAGTCGGAGGCGGTCCCCCAACCACTCTTTGGGCCTCAGTCCTGACCGGAGTCGCAGGCTTGGGAGGCAACACAATTTGACTCGGCAGAGGGGCCGCCCCGGTAGTACCGGCCGCTGCAGTGCCGTTGGAGCCATCGAACCGTTGCAGAAGCAACGAAAGAGCCCGTGCTTGCCGGGTCTCGCTCATCTTCGAGATTGACTCCAGCTCTCCCGGATGAGTGCGCAGATAATACGCTAAATCAATACCGTTGTCATCCATCCGCACAAACGCATCAATCAGGCTCCCTGACGTCCACGGCGGAGGGCCAGGTTGAAAGATGACTTCGCGCAAGTCTGGATAGCGCTGCATGGCCGACTCAAAACGCGCGTTGAACGCATCGGTCTGCGCGCGCTCCTGCTGCTGCTGCTGACGCTGCTGCGTCTGCACCTGATTCAGGTACGTGATTTGCCGGAACTGATCGCGAGCGGCCCATTGCGCCTGTTCGCGTAGAAAGACGCCGTAATCGCCGTTGAAGCGCGGGTCCGTTGGCACCGGTTCCGGATCGGTCGGATCGGCCGGCGCGCGCGGAATCTGCTGCTGTTGCCTCGGCTGCGTCGAGGCCGCCGACCCTTGGCCAGCGGGGGGCTGACCATTCCCAGCGGGCGCGGGCGCCGTCGAGCGCAGCCGAGCAATCTCCTCATCGCGCTCGCGCACCTGACGCGTGAGCTGCGCAATGCGTGGCGCATCATCGGCCGTCGCCTCTTGCGAGCGCGCGCGATGGCGCGTGCGCCCTTCAGCGAATTGTCCCGTGGGCTTATCGCGGCGCTGTGTCGCGGAGGGATGCGGCGCGCGATCCGGCAGCGTGGTCGCGGGCGGCGCGACCGCCTCGTCGGCCTGCTTCGCCTGCGGCCCGAATTTCTTCGCGTGGTCCGCAATCGAGAGCGGCTGACTGGATTCCTCCGGCGCAGCATCGGCGGTCTCTGCGGCGGCGTCGGTCGATTGGTCGATGGACTGCTCAGTCAGCGTCTCAGGCATGGCGTTACTCAACGGAATAGCGGACGGCTGGCGGGTAAATACTCAGCGGTTCACGCAAGGTGATTCGGAGCCAATTTAATGGCGGTTCGTATTTCACAAGCAATAGGTGATCAGCCAGTGGCGTCGGACGTCGATGGCCACGTAGACGTACACGGTTTACCACAAACACAGGGGCGATGTCATGCGGCAATAGATACCGAAACGTACGATTCATGACTTTGGAACAAACGTCCCTGGAGACACGACAACGAATCGGCGATGTTCATCCGTGACCTGACGCGTCTTCGGATCAACCACGTTCAGGAATCCGCCGAAAGTTTCAATTTCCATTTCCGTTCCAACCGGAAGGCGATTAACGGCGTCGCCGCGTACTTCTCGGCGCGCGCCGTCAGGCTCGATAACATGCACGCACCGCAATTGCGCGTCCATCTACTGCGCGCCTTGCCCGTTCGATGGCGGCTGCGGCGGCTGCACCGCCTGCGCGGCAAGCTGTTGCGTCTGCCCGGCGGCATCCATCGCCATTTGCTGCGATTGCTGCTGCCGGTCAGCCTGCGCTTGCTCCGCGTCGTGCTGGCGGTCGAGCGCGCTCTGCACGGCTTCGTGAATCTGCGCGCCGATGCGTCCGCGCTCCTCAAGGAAGAACGCGCGCGTGTCCTGCATCTCTTTCGCGAGCGCGTTAAGCTCCGCGACCGTAATCGTGGTCTCGTTCTTCTCGCGCTGCCGCTGCGTCTCGGCGCTCTCCTGAATTTCTGTTTGATGCGTGCGGAATTGCCCCTCGATGACCTTGCCCTGACGGTCCTGCATAAGCTGCTGAACCGCCCCGGTGAGCTGCTTGTTCTGCGCTTGCAATGCCATCTCGCGCGGCGTTGGCGGCGCCGTGCCCTGCTCCTGCGAGGCAAGGTATTGCTGAATCTGCGGCGCCAGCATGACCTTGGCGCGTGCGGCCATTTCTTCGTGGCCAGGCCCGTCTTGGTTCTTAAAGAAAATATCGCCGAACCACGTAATGAGCTGCGGATTCGCGGCAATGAGCTGGCCGATGATCGAATCTTCCTCTTGACGCCGCGTGTCGTACTGCCGGCCGATTTTCGCGGCCACGTTGAAGTTCGCGTCTTTCGTCAGCACGGAGATTAGTTTGGCTTGCCGCGCGAGCTGGTGCTGCTGCGCGAATTGCGGATTACGCGGATCGTTGATGAAAGCCGTCTGCGGATGCCCCTCGCCGTTCATGATTTTCACAAGGCGACCAGGGCGCTGGCCGTAAATCGGGAACAGCAGATTGTTGATGACCTTGGCCTCGCACTTCATCGAGCGCACGAGGTTGTCGAGATAGTTGCTCGTGCTCTGCTGGGAATTTTGCGTCAGGACGGACAGCGCTTTCCCAGAACGCGTGACCGGGTCGATATCGCCAAGACGCGCCGCCGGCACGGCGGTCGTTTTTTCCGTGAAGCCGGAGAACATGGCAATCGCCTGCGACATCGGCGCGAGATTCGGATCGGCCTGCGGACGATGCGGCTCTTTGAGCGGGCGCCCCTGATCATCGTAGGACCGCGCACGCGCATACGAGACGACGCGCGAGCTGAGCACGTCCCACTCCGGATAGCCGTCAATCGCGTCGGGGTCCGCAATGAGTGGCGTCAGCGGTGTCCAGCCCACGGTTTCCACGAGCTTGCTCACCATGTAGTTCGTGCCCTGCGACGAGCTACGCGCCGGACGGACCATGCCTTCCACACGCCGATCATGGTCGTACGGCTGCAGCTCTTCGCCGAGCACTTTGATGATCGGCATGTCAGGGCCGGCGCATTCCAAATCTTCAATCACCTGACAGCCATCGATCTTCGCGCAGCGAATCGTGCGCTCTGTGACCTCGCGCTCGTCGGCAATCGTGACGCCTTCAGGGAGATCATCGACGGTTTTTGCTTTCTTGCCTTTCTCTTTGACCTGCTTCGTCGGAATCTCGTCTTTCCAGACGAGCCGGCTATCGGACAGGATACAGAGCACCCGCGTGGTGTACTCGGCATACCAATAACTCTCGACGCGCACCGACTTCGGAATTTCTGGATGCTCGATGAGGTTGTTGTTTTTGTCGCGCGACGTGCGCGCGTCGGTCTGCGCCACGAACCAATCGGGATATTCATCGCCGAGCGCGCGCCAATTAGTGTCGTTATTGCCGTAGTGAATCAGCGGATTGTCTTCGCCGTCGATTTGCGGATACGTCGCGCAGTATTCCTCCCACAACATATCTGTGCCCATGAACTGCCATTCGCAGTCAGAGCCATCCGGCTCCTGATGCGACGGGTCCAGCACGACGCCAGCTTGATTGAAAATGCGATAGACGTACACTTCCTGATCGAACGTCTTGCCCTTGAGATAACGCGTGAGAACCGCGTAGTAGCCGCGGCCAGCGATGACGGCACGGCCATACGCCCACGTGCGCGCATCGGCGGCGCTCGATTCGCGCTGAATGCGGCGCACGAGCCCCTCGCGCAATTCCACTTCCTTCGGGTCCGGCACGACGCCGAGATCGCCGAGATCATCAGCCGGCACGAGCGAGATGCCGAGATCCGCCGCGCGTTCCTCGTTGAGAATTTGGCGCACCGGCTCGCGCAGCGTGTTGATGACCATCGTCGGGCGCGCCGGCACGGACGGCAACCCATTGATCGGCTGCTGTCCCTTCCGCGCGAGCATGATATCGGCGGGCCACTGATCGCCGGCATAGAACGCGAGATCTTCGCGTTCACGGTCGCGCTGACTCTTGTCGGAGGTATCGGCGAGCTTGAAACGCGCGCGCGCCTTCACCATGAAATCCGAATTGAGATCACTGAGCGCGGAGAGACGTGAGCCTGAGCGCTTCGCCATTA